AGTCTCCTAACCAGTTTCGCTTATTTATAAGAACATTATATGCGAATACGCATAGTAACGCAAGTAAAAAAAGACACTTTTTAGAAAGTAACCTGTCACACTCAGGGTAATAACCTGTCACACTCAAGGGCATAACCTGTCACCCTCTGAAAAATCTACTAGACACTTACTAGACACTTTTATGCTTTTTGGGGGTAATTTTGACCTAATTTCTCGGATTATCTTCGGAGCAAAATCAGACCAAAATCGGATAGATGGTTTAAAATTAGATAATGTTTTCAATGAGTTATTTGCTAAGTCATTGTATTTACTACCACAATCCATTTGAGGAAAAGTGGTGAGCGCGACAGGATTCGAACCTGTTAACTTGGCTTGTAAGCCATTGAAAACACTTGATTTATTTTTACCACTAGACAGCACTAGACAATCTTTCATGTTTTTTTTACTGCTGTGATTATATTTTAAGTTTACTAGACAGGTCAAATTCTTTTACTAGACACTTTAAAATCTTCTACTAGACACTTTGTTACCTGTCACCCTATGCCTTACGTCTTTTAGCCATCTTGTTTGGTTTAATCTTTTTGACCATTTTCATTTTCTTTTTCTTTGGTTTCATAGAACCATAACCTTTACCCATAGGCATAATATTTCTCCTTTGTTAACATTTCCATCTGCGACGTGCAGCCTTACCTCTTGGGCCTGTCCAATTCCTAGACCTGGCACAAAAAGACTTTCTTCTAGCAGCAGCTTTACTACCAGGCTTTACCTTACCTGTTACTGGTGCTTTTAAATTACTGCCTGTGGCTTTGTTGTATTTAGCCCTACCCTTTGCCGTAAGACCACCACCTTGTTTTATTGATCGTTTCTCACCTCTACCAACAGATAGATTGACTGACTTTTTTTTCTTACGTTTAGATTGAGCCATGCAATGATCTCATGCGTTTAACAAGCCTACCTGCTCTGTTAGGCACTTGTTTATACCAATTAGAATCAATCATCTCATCAGCAGCTTTGTTCCAATCTCTAGCATCAACACCTGACTTCATACCTACAAACTTTTTCAGTCTAGGATACCCAAGATTAAACATCATGTTTGCAATGATTAGCTGTGCATCATCTGGTAGGTGTTCAAAGTCATCATACAATAATTCACAGTCACTAAGGACAGTCTCTATATCTTTATCAAACCAAGCCTTTACCTGTTCTTCTGGTATCTCAACACCGACCTCTGTGTACTTCTCATCATCCCATTCTGTAATCATGTGACCGATTCCACCTGTAACCACGTTTTCGCTGCATAAGTAGGTTTCATGCTTACAGCCTTCATCGGCTTCAAGTTCTTTTCTTAACTGATCTATGTCCATGATTTGCCTTTTTTTGGTATGTGTTCTTAAATGCCTAAACAGGTCTTGCATTACTTTCTTTTTCTAGCTTTTGCCTGTGCAGTCTTGGATAGTTCTCTCATATGAAACAACGGCTTTGATGAAGCTGTGTGTGTCTTACCAGAATGTAACTTGCCATTAGGCATCCTGTGCATACCACCCTTATGTTCTGTGCCATCTCTAAAATAATGCTTTACACCTTTTGCCATTACTTCTTCCTCTTTTTCTTTTTTAGTTTCTTAAAATCTGCACCAGTTATCTTGTTTCTTGGTGGGGCTGTTCTAGCTAGTTTTTTCTGTTTTGGAGAATATTTACTAAACGGCATTATCGTTTCCTTTTTCTTACTATTGTTTTTACCTTGCCTTTTGGATTGGCACGTTTGCGTTTAACAGCTGACCTAATCTGTGATTTAGTCATGCTTTTAGCCTTTGCAGAAGGCACACATTTAGGGTAGCCCCTCTTACTGCCTTTGGCTTTACTTCGACCACATTTCTCATAGCCACCACCCTTTTTAGGTGCAGAAATATCTACCCATTTTTCTTTCTTGAACCACTTAGTAAGTCCACCAGTAGGCTTTGCCATTACGCAGTCCTATACTTTCCACCACGTTTCTTGTAGGTTCTAACTAAATAGGCATTGGCATAAGCTGATGGATATACGTCAAACTTTCTTTTGGTTTCGGCCTTTACCCTTGCGTACAGGGCTTTGTTTGTTGGTATTGCTTTTTTCTTGCTGCTTTTCTTTTTTTTGCTTGGTAATGCCATGACCTGCCTTTGCTTTCTGTTTTATTGAATCAATATATTTGTGCCAAAAATAGTTGGCTATCGCATGAAAGAAATCGTATAACCTCATGTAAATACTATTCATTTTGTCAGTCCTTTTTGCTTTTCGTATGTGCGTAAACCACCAAGACCAAGCATACCCATCAGGACTGTCATCAATGATCCCATGTCAAATGTAGGTAGGTTTGGTATCTCTACAGCTAGGTAAGCACAAACAAAGATTGTTACTGGTGCTAATACAAAATGCCAACATAAAGCTATGCCACAAGTCCAACCAATAAAAGGTCTCCAACCTGCTACAAATATAGATTTATGACTAGCTTCTGCTTTGTTTATCTCTATCTGACCTTTGGCTAACTCCTGTGCATGGTTTTCAGCCATTGTCGCTAGTTCATGGGCTAGTTTATTCTTTTGGTCTTTGTCCTCTATAAACTTACCAACCAGGCTTGTAACAGGCCCTATAAGTGCTTGTAACATTACTTGACTCCATTCTTTGCCATATAAGCAGTACTCCCCATATAGAAACCAACTATGGAACTGCCACTTATGTAAAATAAATTTGATAAATCAGTCAGAGCATTTACTCTTTCAAGAGGTATAAAAAACATTGCTACTGTAAATACACCCATACCTATAAGTGTGTACCTAGCCATGCGTAGCTGTGCCAAGTTTTTTCGTAGCTTAGTCTCTGTCTCTTTTATTTCTTTGGCTTGTTGTAGTTCTTCATTCGTAATTGTATCGTCACCATCAAGATCGTACTCATCTAGGATGGAGTTTTTTTGTAGTTTTTTTTGGGTCATCTCATTAAATTTGATGGGTTGGGAATTATATCTGACCTTGATTCAAGATTAGTTGCTGCCGTACTTAAAGCTGTAGGATTGACAATAAAAGAGCCTAATCGTGGCAATAGTGATGGAAGATAATTCTTGACTATATTTTTTATGCCTTTGTTAGCTAAGTCACGTTTTATTGCACCAAGTTTATCTGGGTTGGTTTCTGTCAAAATCTTTGCTAGTTCTCTTGCAACTTCAGAAGTTTGTGACTGTTCCATTTGCAGAAAATCCCTTGAAATAGATCGTGAAACTAATTCTGTAAATCCTGTTAATGGTGTTCTTTTTGCTTTTTCTTTTATTTGTGTTGCAAACTCACTTCTTCCTGCTGTTTGACTGCCACTTAAAACACCCTTAGACGTATCTCTCATTACAATTTCATCAGTTAGGTTTGTAATAAATGTATCTGCTGCCCTTTTGCCATCGGCAGTTGCAGGAAAAGTCAAACGCATTAGTTTTTCTCTTTCTGGTGATCTAAATAACCTTTGCACAGCAGTTCTTTCTGCACCTTTTTCTATTTCACTTAGCATATTCTGCATTGCACCTAATCTAAATGCTTCTAGTTCTGACAAAGACATACTGCCTACTTCATCAGCTAGTTCATTTACACTCGACTTTAAAAAATTATTACCTAAGTTCATGGCATCCATAACAGATGATTTTCCTGACCAATAATTTCTTGCTCTTTTATAAGCAGGGTTTGCTTCGTCTAAAATATCTAAAAATTGTATTCTTGTATTTTTTGCTGTGTTTCTAAAATCTTTGCCTTGCTCACCTGCTGTAAAGACAACATCGTCTAACCCTCTTTTTACATAATGGAAAAAACGTGTAGGTAATGACTTTATTCTACTGCCTTTTGGGCCTATAAGTTTACCATCTTTAATTGTAATTCTTGGCAGCGAAACATCTTCTTCTGCTGCTATTGCCAATGCTTTGTTAAGTGCCTGATTCATAGATGGTCGTTTAAATAATGTTTCTAAGTCATTGTTTATTTTAATATTTCTTTTATATGCAAAATTGTATAACTTGTTGCCTGTGGCTTGTCTTGCGTTCTGTAAGGCTTTAAATTCTGCAAAAAAGTTAGCATCACTACCAAATGCCTTTGTTAAATCTGTACTTAGTCTATTAAGTAACCCTTTATCTCTGTTTCTAAGAAAGTTATTTGCAATACCTTTACCTTCTCCTGGCAAGACATTTACAACATCTAATAAAGATTGTGTATTTGTTCCAATGTCAGCTAGTGTAAATGGTTTACCTGTATTGTTTTTATTTAAAATATATAAAAATGCTTCATCTATTGTCTTTGCATCATTAGCAATGGCTTCTTTGATTAACTCTTTTGCTTGTTGTCTACCAAGAGATGCAGGGCCAGATACAATGTTTTTTATGCCAGAGCCTATTGTTTCAATTGGTTTTAGTAACAGGTTAAATGCAGGATAAGTAACTGCTGAAGTAGCTGCACCTATAGCTGCATCACCTGCTCTTTCTGTAGAGATTAAGTCACCTTCAGAAGCACCACTACC